TTAAAATCTCAAGACAAAGTAAATAAAAAAATAACCAAAAGTCAATTTATTAGATTAGAACAAGAGGAAGAATTACAAAAGAAATTAGCCAGAATAAAGTTTGATGAATATAAAGAAAGAGAGTTAGCGAGAGCAAATGCAATAAAAGACCCAGAAGACAGAAGAAAGGCAATAGAAAAAGCAAATGAAGCTATAGGAAGGTCATTAGTATCTTTATCTCAATATGAAATACAATTAACAAAAGAAACACAAGATAAAAAAACTCAAATAATAGCAGATGCTATAGTTAAACAATTTGATTTAGCCACACAATTAAATGCAAAAGAAAGAGAAGCTATATTAGGATTTGAGGCTTCTATGGCTACTAATGATTTAGACAAAATAGATGCTGAAAAAAGATTAGAAGAAGAAAAATTAACAAACAAACTTAATGCTCTTGATATTGAAAAACAAAAAAGAATAGAAAATGGTGAATTTTATGGAGATATTTTAATAAAAGAAGAACAAGCTGAAAATGCTTCTGAAAGACAAAAGACTAAGTTTAAAGAGAAAGAGGAAAAAGCTAGACTTGGAATAGCTAATGAGGTAGGTCAAGCTATAATGTCTATAGCAGGAGAAGGTTCTGCTGTAGGTAAAGCAGTTGCAGTTGCTATGGCTATAATGAATACTAAAGAGGCTATTACTGCTGCATTAGGAGCAAAACCTTATGGTCCTTGGAATATTGCACAAGCAGTTGCTACTGGTGTCTTTGGTATGCAACAAGTGAGAGAAATAATGTCTACTAAGCTTCCAGCAGCAGCAGGAGGAAGTGGAGGTGGTGCAGGAGCTAGTATGTCTGTTTCTGCTCCAGATTTCAATGTAGTAGGTGCAGGTGGAGCTAGTCAAGTTGCACAAGCAGTTACATCTTCTCAAGACAGACCTTTTAGGGCTTACGTTGTTAGTGGAGATGTTACGTCTGCTCAAGAGCTAGATAGAAAAACACTTACAGAATCTGCAATAGGATAAATAAAACAAAACATAAATATAAAAGTTACCATATTATGAAAACTATTGAATTATACATAGACGAAGAAAACGAGTTTAGTGGAATAGAAGCTATAAGCGTTGTAGAGAATCCAGCAATAGAAGAGGATTTTATTGCACTAAAAAAACAAGAAGTAAAGTTAGCTGAAGTAGATAAAGAAAAAAAGATACTTATGGGTGCTGCTTTAATTCCTAATAAAAAGATATATAGAAATAATGGTGAGCAAGAATATAATATATTTTTTAGCGAAGATACAGTAAGAAAAGCTTCTGAGTTATTTCTGTCAAGAGGAAAACAAAACAATTCGACCTTAGAACATGACGTTAAACTCAATGGGTTGTCTGTTGTTGAATCTTGGATTATAGAAGATAAGAAAAAAGACAAATCAAGAAAATATGGATTTAGTTTACCAATAGGAACTTGGATGGTTTCTGTAAAAGTAAATAATGATGAAGTATGGAACAACTTTGTAAAAGAAGGCAAAGTGAAAGGCTTCTCTATAGAAGGTTTCTTTGCTGATAAATTAGATGATAGACCAAGAGAAAGTGTAGAAGAGGATTTTGATGAAATGGAAGCTTTATCTAAGTTATATGAAATAGAAGAAGCATTCTTAGATTCACAAGAAATAGAATTAGAATCTTATAACGACTATCCTCAAGGTGCAGTGAACAATGCAAAGAGAGCTTTAAAGTATAAAAAAGAAAATGGCAGTTCTTGTGGAACTTCTGTAGGCTGGAGAAGAGCATCACAAATCGCTTCAAAATCCAATTTAACAAGGTCAACTATTGCAAGAATGGCTAGCTTTAAAAGACATCAACAACACAAAGATGTTCCGTATTCTGAAGGATGTGGTGGTATTATGTGGGATGCTTGGGGAGGCAGTGCTGGTGTCAACTGGGCTATATCTAAATTAAAACAGATAGATAAAAAGAAAATGTCTGAAATAGATGAATTAGAATTACAAATGCAAGATTCTTTAGACTGCAACAAATTAACTTTATCTGAAGATAAATTTGGTGATTATCCAGAAAAAGCACATCAAAATGCTTTAAGAGCTTTAAAATACAAAGTAGAAAATAAGATACAGTGTGGAACAAAAGCTGGTTGGCAGTTTGCACAAATGTTAGCTAAAAGGGAACCTATATCAAGATGTTTAATATCTCAAATGGCTTCTTATGTTAGATTTAGAAGAGACAAGAATGTTTCTTATGAGAAAGGTTGTGGGAAACTACTCTGGGATGCTTGGGGTGGAGATGCAGGTATTAATTGGGCTACTGATAAAATAAAAGAAATAGATAGAGATATAGAACCTATAACTTCTTTAGAATTAGCATCAATGAAAATTAATGAAGACTATGCTATTTTAGACGAAAGATTAGCTTACTCTTCTAAAGAAAAAGCATTAGAAATAGCAAAGAATATAGGGTGTGAAGGATTTCACGAGCATGAGTATGAAGGTAAAATTTGGTATATGCCTTGTGAATCACATTCAGTAGAAGCTGGAGCAACTACTAAGAGTCCTTGTTGGGATGGCTACGAGCAAAAAGGTTATCAAATTATAGACGGTAAAAAAAGACCTAATTGTGTTAAGAAAAAGTGAGATGAGAAGAAGATATAAAAAAACACCAAGCAGAACAAGTCCTCGTTCATCAAGAAGAGGATGTTTGTGTAAAGATGGAACGTATTCAACGAAATGTTGTGATGGTTCTTTACAAGCTCAAGGTATAGGTAATATAACTGGAGAAGCTACTGTTGGAGATGAGTATTATTATAGGGTACAAGGATGTGGTCATTCAATGCACAAAGAAATACATTTACACAATACGCAATTAGTTGTAGGTAATGTTTATTATTTAGAGTTTGAAAACTCAGGTCATAGTAATTGTTATACTGTACTTAATGTCGCTGCTAGTGGAGAACACCATATAGAATCAGCTACACTGTATGATGATTGTGATGCTTGTACAGCAGCTAACTAAAAATACAACAAAAATAAAAGCTTGAGGTTATCAAGTTATACTGTTAATTTAAATCAATAATATATGAAAGCTACCGACATCGTAGAAAAATTTAAGAAAATCTTACTATCTGAGACTGAAGAAAAAGTCGAAGAGATAGAAGTACAAGAAGATGTACAATTAGCTGAAGAAGTTATCGAAGAAGTAAAAGATGAAGTTTCTGAAGAAGTTCCTGTAGAGGAAGTTGAAGAAGAAAAGTTATATGCTACTAAAGAAGAACTTTCTAAAGCTATTGCTGAAGTAAAAGCAATGTACGACCAATTAATGGAATCAATGAGTGACGAAAAGTCTCCTGAAGTTCCAGAAGAGTTAAATTCAGAAGAAAAAGAAGTAGAATTATCTTCTCAGGAATCAGAAGTAGAGCCTATTTCTCATTCACCTGAATCTAACATAGAGAAAAGCAATGTTCATTTATATGGTCAAAACAGACCACAAACAATAATGGATAGAGTACTAAACAAAATATCATAATAAAACCAAAACTAAAATAATTAAAAATGGCTACTACAACTTCAATTACAAGTACTTATGCTGGAGAGTTTGCTGGAAAGTATATCTCTGCTGCATTATTATCTGGTTCTACTATAGAAAATGGTGGAATTTCAGTAAAACCTAACGTGAAATTTAAGGAAGTAATCAAAAAGGTCGCTACAAGTGGACTTATTGCTAATGCTTCATGTGATTTTGCTGACACAGGTTCAGTAACATTAACTGAAAGAATCCTTCAACCAGAAGAATTCCAAGTTAATATTGAACTATGTAAAAAAGACTTCCGTTCTGACTGGGAAGCTGTACAAATGGGATATTCTTCATTTGACAAATTACCTCCAAAATTTAGTGATTTCTTAATCTCTCATGTTGCTGCTAAAGTTGCTGAGAAGACTGAGCAAAACATTTGGAGTGGAGTTAACGCTAACGCAGGTGAATTTGATGGATTCTCTACTTTATTAGCTGCTGATTCTGATGTTATAGATGTAACTGGTTCTGCAATTACTTCTGCTAACGTAATCGCTGAATTAGGTTCTATCGTAGATGCAATTCCTTCTTCTTTATACGGACAAGAAGATATGTATGTATATGTATCTCAAAACATCGCTAGAGCTTATGTAAGAAGCTTAGGTGGATTTGGAGCTTCTGGATTAGGTGCTGCTGGTACAAACTCTCAAGGAACTCAATGGTGGAACAATGGTTCATTAAGCTTTGATGGTGTAAAACTATTTGTTGCTAATGGATTAGCTGATGACACTGCTGTTGCTGCTGAAAAATCTAACCTATACTTTGGAACAGGTCTTTTATCTGACCACAACGAAGTAAAAGTTATCGATATGGGTGACTTAGATGGTTCTCAAAATGTAAGAGTAATCATGAGGTTTACAAGTGGAGTACAATACGGAATCGGAGGAGACATCGTATACAGAGTAAACGCTTAATAATAATTAAATAAAGGGTGGGCTTAACCACTCACCCTTTTAATACTAACTTTTAAAAAACTAATAATATGTCTTGTAATTTAACACTATATAGAACAGAACCTTGTAAAGACAGCGTTGGTGGGTTAGATAAAGTTTACTTCGTCAATTATGACAGTTCACTGTATTCAAACATTACGTTTGACACTACTAATACAGATGCCATAGAGTCAATCACTGGAACTCCATCTGCATACGAATATGACATTAAAGGAACTTCTTCTTTCACTCAAAACATTCAAGCAAGTAGAGAAAATGGAACTACTGCTTTTGAACAAGTTCTTGAACTTACTTTACACAAATTAACTATTGCTGACCACAAAGAATTAAAGTTATTATCTTTTAACAGACCTCACGTTATAATAAAAGACAATAATGGAAATTATTTCTTATCAGGTATTGAGCATGGTATGGACGTTTCTGGTGGTACTATCGTAACAGGTGGTGCTATGGGAGACTTAAGTGGTTACACTTTAACTTTAACAGGAATGGAAAAAGCTCCAGCTAATTTTATGGAGTCTGACCCTACTACTGTTGGATTTACTGTTGTAAACTCTTAAACATAGTATACTCTTAAACATAATAGATATAAAGCCCTTTAATTAGGGCTTTTTCTATATAAAACAAAATCAACACTTTTCAGTTATCTTATTATGATAAGACTAACATCTGGTGGCACTCAAAAATCTATTTCTATAGTTCCAAGAAATATTTCTGAAGGAGATATATCTATGACCATAACAGAAGATGGCACAAACATTAGTGAAACATTAACAACGATAAGTAGTATAGAAACACAGAATTATACTATTGTAAGTTTTATACCTACTATTCTTAAAGATGAAAACTCTTATTACATAGAATTAACTAGAGATGGAGATTTATGGTATAGAGACAAAGTATATGTAACATCACAATTAAATGACGAAATTATACATACACTAAACACAAACAAGTATACAGAATATGATGCTGGTTCTGAAGACGAATATATAGTAATATAATATGAAAAATAAAAATATTAGAGTAGTCAATTTATCTGGTTATGAAATACCAGAAATAAAAGAAGTCTACGGAAAGGATTGGGTTCAATACGGAGATAACAATGATTATTTTGATGAGCTTATAGATAAATACTTAGGTAGTCCTACAAATGCTAGATGTATAAATGGTATTGTAGATATGATTTATGGTAGAGGGCTAGAGGCTACAGATAGTGAAATAAAACCTGAGATGTATGCCAAGATGAAAATGCTTTTAAAACAAAAGGATTTAAGGCGTGTTGTAAACGATTATAAGATGTTAGGTCAATCTGCCGTTCAAGTGGTCTATAACAAGCGTAAAACAGCCATTGTGAAGGTGCTACACTTTCCTATGGAGACTCTTAGAGCAGAAAAAGCTAAAAAAGGTCAAATAGAAGCTTATTACTACCATCCTAAGTGGTCTGAAATGAGTCCTAGTGACAAACCTAAAAGAATACCTTCTTTTGGTAATGGTTCTAAAAAAGAGGTTATAGAAATATATGTATTTAAGCCTTATAGGTCAGGATTTTATTATTATTCTCCAGTAGATTATCAATCTTGCTTACAATATGCAGAATTAGAAGAAGAAGTAAGTAATTATCATATAAACAATATAAAGAACGGATTACAACCTTCTTTATTAATAAACTTTAACAATGGAGTACCTAATGAAGAAACTCAAGAGCTTATTGAGCATAAAATATATGATAAGTTTAGTGGCTCTTCAAATGCAGGTAAATTCATACTTACTTTTAATGAGTCTACAGAGACTCAAGCAGATTTACAACCTATTCACTTGCCAGATGCTCATGCACAGTATCAGTTCTTGGCTGACGAAAGCAGAGAAAAAATAATGCTTGGTCATGGTATTGTTTCTCCTATATTATTAGGTATAAAAGATAACACAGGATTTGGAAACAATGCAGAAGAACTTAGAACTGCTTCTATACTTATGGATAACATCGTCATCAGACCATTTCAACAAAATATTATAGATGGCTTAGATGAAATACTTGCATTTAATAAAATATATTTAAGCTTATACTTTGTAACTCTACAACCAATAGAATTTACAGAATTAGACAATATTTCTACTAAGGTTAAAAGAGAAGAAGAAACAGGAGAGAAGTTAAGTTCACAAGAAGAGATAGATTTATCAGATGAAGGTGCAGAAGAACTATATACTCAATTAGAAGTATTAGGTGAAGTTGTCTCTGATGAATGGGAGCTTGTACATAGTGAAGCAGTAGGTAATGATAATGAAGAGTTTGATTTAACTAAACTAAGTGTGTCGGAAGACGATGCTAAACCTAATAAGAAATCAGGTCAAGATAATTCTGGATATAAAATAAGATATTCTTATGGTCCAGTAAGAAACTCTGATAAAAGCAGGGTATTCTGTAAACAAATGGAATCCCTTACAAGCAAAAACTTAGTGTTTAGAAAAGAAGACATTACTCTTATGTCTTTTAAAGGATTAAACAGTGAATTAGGGCATAACAAGAGTAAATACAACCTGTTTAAGTTCAAAGGAGGTAAAAATTGTCATCACTTCTGGGAAAGAAGAGTATATAAAAAGAAAGTAACACCAAATACCGAAGTTGAAGCTTCAGATGCTGTACAAGACGGATTTAAGGAACCAAACAATCCTCAAGAAGTCGAAGTTAGACCAGTAGATATGCCAAACAGAGGTGCTTATCCAAAAACTAAATAATTATGGCACAGAAAGCACTCTTTATAACAATAAATGATTTAAAAAGAAAATCTATAATAGATGGAAATGTAGATGCTGATAAACTAATACAGTTTATTGAAGTAGCTCAAGATACACACATTCAAAACTATTTAGGAGGATTACTCTATAAAAAACTACAAGCTTTGATATTAGCAGGTACTATAGATGATGCTGGTAATTCTGATTATAAGTTATTACTAGATGATTATGTAAAACCTATGCTTACTTGGTTCACGCAAAGCTCTTACCTTCCTTTTGCTATGTATCAGATTAGCAATGGAGGTGTATTTAAACATAGAAGTGAAAACTCAGAAACTATTTCATTAGAAGAAATGAGAATGATGTTAGCTAAAGTTACAGAAACAGCAGAATTCTATACTAGAAGATTTGTGGATTACATGGACTATAATAGTACGCTATATCCAGAATATGTGTCTTCTACAAATGGAGATATGTACCCTGATAAAGATGTTAATTTCAATTCTTGGGTACTTTAATGAAGAGTAAAAAAATAAAAACATATAAACCTAAAGAAAGTAATGTGGCTAAGTTAGATACTTTCTTACAAAAACTAAATAAAGATGGCTACACTTTCAGGAAATAAAATAAAAAATACTTATCAGTCACTTGTAAAGTTTTCTGATAATGGAAATATAACAGTTGGTGCAAAACAACTAACTGATGGTTTTGGTAACAATTCTCCTATGTTTGTATCAACAACACAAATAGGAATAGGTGTAACGCCAGAAACAGGATTAAATCTTCACGTTTTTGGAGATGCTAAAATAGGTAGCAATCTAACAGTAATCGGAAATTTAGTAGTAGAAGGAAGCACTACAACAGTAGGAACAGATACATTAACAGTAAAAGACCCTTTAATTGTATTAGCAAATAACAACACTTCTACAGATGCAGTTGATATAGGTTTTTATGGCAAA